AACGGCAGGACCGGTAACATTGACACCATAATGGCAGGATTTACATACGCAACATTAACAACAGCAATTCAAAACTACACTGAAGTAGATAGTAATGTTTTAACTTCTACAATTACAGATCAATTTATTGAAAATGCAGAACTTAGAATATTTAGAGATGTGCCTATTGATGCATACAAAAAACAATCTATTGGTAATCTAGTTACAGGACAAACAACAATTAACGTTCCTGCTAAAACTATATTTGTAAAAGGTGTTCAAGTATATGATTCTACATCTGCTGCTACAGGCACTAATACTTGGTTAGAGAAAAAAGATGAAACTTATCTACAAGAATATATACCTGCTGAAACATCAACAGGTAAACCAAAGTATTACGCTATGTTTGGTGGTGCTACAGGCGTCTCAGACACGACATCAGGGCGATTATTCGTAGCCCCGGCACCCGACACTACATACAAGTTTAAAATACATTATCAGGCCATCCCAGACGGTTTATCAAGCTCAAATACTACGACTTATATAAGTCAATACTTTGGAAATGGTCTATTATATGCATGCTTGGTAGAGGCATATGGATTTTTAAAAGGGCCAGCAGATATGTTGACACTTTACGAAAATAAGTATAAAGAAGAACTAGACAAGTTTGGTATTGAACAACTTGGTAGACGTAAAAGAGACGACTATACGGATGGCACAGTTAGAATTACAATACCTTCTACGTCACCTTAATAGGAGTTAAATTATGGCAATAACATCAGCAATATGTAATAGTTTCAAAACTGAAATTTTAAAAGCAGTTCACAATTTCACAGCATCAAGTGGAGACACTTTTAAATTAGCATTGTACACAAGTTCTGCAACGTTAAATAAATCTACGACTGCATATACTTCGTCTAATGAAGTAGCAAACGGAAATGGTTACACTACTAAAGGAAATGCGCTTACAAGTGTTACTCCTGCTTTATCTACAGACACAGCAGTTTGTGATTTCGCTGACACAAGTTTTACATCAGCTTCTTTCACAGCAAGAGGATGTTTAATTTTCAACGAAGATGCATCAGGTGATCCAGCAGTTTGTGCAATCGATTTTGGTTCTGACAAAACTGTAACAAGCGGAACGTTTACTATTCAGTTTCCAAATGCAGACGCATCAAACGCGATCATCAGAATAGCGTAAGGAGGGTTAACGGATGTCCGTTGCTCGAACTTATACAGTAACGGTTGTTAGCACCGACTCTGGAAATAAATATTTTATTAACGGTGTTCAACAAGATACCGTTTATTTAGCTGAGGGTAGAACTTATCGCTTTGATCAATCTGATTCATCAAACAGCACTCACCCATTAAGATTTTCTACAACAAGTAATGGGACGCATTCAGGTGGTTCTGAATACACTACCGGTGTAACTACAAACGGGACACCAGGAAGCTCTGGGGCATACACACAAATTACTGTAGCTACCTCTGCTCCAACTTTATATTATTACTGCACTAACCACTCTGGCATGGGTGGACAAGCTGATACTCCTGTAGCAAGCTATGCTAGAACTTTAGCAGTTACAGTGGTTTCCACTGGCTCTGGAAATAAATATGCTCTTGATGGTGTGCAACAAGATACCGTTAATTTAGGTGAAGGTTACACTTATATTTTTGATCAATCTGATTCTACAAATGCTAATCACCCTTTAAGATTTTCTACAACATCAGACGGAACTCACAACAGCGGAAGTGAATATACCACTGGAGTTACCACGAACGGAACGCCAGGGAGCGCTGGGGCGTATACACAAATTACAGTTGCAGCTTCTGCACCAACTTTATATTATTATTGCACCAATCACTCAGGTATGGGTGGACAAGCAAACACTCCTGCCCCTGATACTTACGGTTTACTAAGCTGGAATTATGGTCAATGGGGAGCACAGAACGACGCTGGAGTTGAATTAACCGGTGTATCTGCAACATCTTCAATTGGAACATTAGATTCATATTCTTTAAATGGTTGGGGTAGAAACACTTGGAACTCTGAAACTTGGGGTGACAGCACAAACCCAGTTTTTACTTTAACTGGTTTATCAATGACTTCTTCTGTTGGAAGCATAGAAGCTTTTAACGAAAAAGGTTGGGGTGGTAGATTTTGGAACGAAGGTGAATGGGGACAAGTCGGTGATGATAGTGTAGAATTATCTGGTTTTGGTTTAACAACAAGTATTGGAACTGTTTCAGTAACAGCAGAAATTAACACTGGTTGGGGCAGAGCTGGTTGGAGTGATGATGCTTGGGGTATACAAGGTGACGTATTACTAACAGGACAATCAGCTACAACTTCTGTTGGTTCAATATCTCCAGCAGATGTAATGAGTCCGACTGGACAAGAAGCAACGACAAGTCTTGGATCACCAACTATTATTGGTAACGTTTCATTAACACTAACTGGTCAGTCAGCTACATCTTCTATTGGATCAGTAGATATTGATGATGTCTTAGTAGGTTTAACAGGACAATCAGCTACATCTTCGGTTGGGTCAACTGTAATAGAAACAGCTTACGATTTAACTGGTATAGGTGCTTCAATAAGTTTAGGTGGAATAACTGTAAACTCAAATCCTATAGTAATATTAAGTGGTAATTCTATTACGTCTAGTGTTGGATCAATAGATCCTGCTGATCAATTTGTAGGATTAACAGGGCAATCTTCAACATCTAGCGTAGGAACAGGGTTGTTTATCACAACAAGTTTTGATATAACTTTAACAGGACTATCTGCAACGGCTTCTGTAGCTGCTTTTGGCACTGCATCAGGATTTGGAATACAAGCATTTTCTAATGTTGACACAGGTTCAAATTCTTCGTATACAGATGTTGCAACTGGATCAAATACAAGTTATAGTGACGTTGCATAATAGGAGATAAAATATGGCTTCAACATATACACCTTTAGGAGTAGAACTTCAGGCAACTGGTGAAAACGCCGGTACATGGGGAACAAAAACTAATACGAATTTACAAATTATAGAACAAATAGCTGGTGGTTTTACTACGCAAGCTGTATCGGATTCAGGAGACACAACTCTTTCAGTATCTGATGGATCAACTGGTGCAACTCTTGCACACAGAATTATAGAATTTACAGGAACTATTTCCGCTTCAAGAAACGTTACTATTCCAATCGATGTTCAAGGTCTTTATGTTTTAAAAAATTCAACAAGTGGATCACAAAACGTAGTATTTAAATACGTAACAGGATCTGGAGATTCTGTAACAGTTGCACCAGGTGCAGTAAAATTAGTATACGCTACTGCTAATGATGGAACAAATCCAGACATTGATGATTGTGGTTTTATTACTGCTTCATCAACAGACACACTAACAAATAAAACATTAACAGCTCCAAAAATTGCGGATGCAGGTTTTATTGCAGATGCTAATGGAAACGAGCAAGTTATTTTCCAAACAACATCTTCAGCAGTAAACGAAGTAGAAATTACAAACGCAGCTACAGGTAATGGACCAATCATAGGTTCAAGTGGAGAAACTAATGTTGATTTAAATTTAAACCCTAAAGGAACAGGTGTTCTTAAATCAGGTTCTTCTGCAGTTAAAATTGCAGGCAAAGAAACAATTTGGGTTCCAGCTAACTCCATGTATCCTAACACAACAAACGGATGTGCAGAGATAGCTCAAACAGAATTATCTAATGGACCTGAAATTAAAACTTTAGACTTTGATAAAGATTCAGACGAGTTTGCACAGTTTGCTGTTGCATTTCCAAAATCATGGAATGAAGGCACAGTAACTTTTCAAGCTTACTTTACAGCGGACTCGACGAATACAGGTACTGTATCTTGGGACTTACAAGGTGTTGCATGTGCTGACAACGATACGATAAACGTAGCGTTTGGAACAGCAGTTGCACCAACAGCAAAAGCTCACAGCGGTACGGCAAACGATTTAGACGTGACAGCAGAAAGTGGAGCAGTAACTATTGCAGGCTCACCTAGCACAGATGAGGAAGTATTCTTCCAAATCTCTAGAGACGTGTCTGAAGATTCGTTAACAGCTGATGCAAAACTATTGGGAATCAAATTATTCTTCACAACAGACGCTGCTAACGACGCATAAGGAGGATAAATGTCAGGATTCGGATACAACATTCTAGGTTTTGGGGGTGGTGGAGTACCATTAGATCCATTTCCAACGGGTTCAGGTGGAAATTCAACACAAACCGTTCAAACCAATTTTAAATTACATACCTTTACAGGCTCTGGTCAATTTACTTGGACTAGAGGTAGTGATCCTACTTACGGAAATAAAATTCAATTTTTACTTGTAGCTGGTGGGGCCGGTGGAGGGGCCGATCATAGTGGAGGCGGAGGAGCAGGAGGTTACTATTATAATGGTGATTATACTGCAAGTCTAAGTTCAGGAATTTACGCTGTTACAGTAGGAGGTGGCGGTGCTGGAGGCCAACAAAATGGAACTCCAGGAGATAACATAGGGACTGATGGTCAAGATTCTTCTATTTCAACTTACTCTGCAACAGGAGGCGGCGGAGGCGGTGTTTACAACGTTAACGGAAGACAAGGTGGCTCTGGAGGCGGCTCTGGAGCAGGAGTAGGTATGAATACAGGCGGCGAAGGAAACGTTCCTTCAAGATCGCCAAGTCAAGGAAATGACGGAGGAAACGGCGGAAGTCAAACACCTGATTGGGTGGCCGGCGGTGGCGGCGGCGCGGGAGGAGCTGGTTCATCAGGAGCACCAGGACAAGCTGCTTCTGCAAATGCCGGATCAGGATCTTCTTCATCTCCACTAGAGACAACAACTCGAGCCGGCGGCGGCGGAGGTGGAGCTCAAAGAACAGGAATGGGTGCAACTCAAGTTGGAACAGGTGCTGCGGGCGGTGGAAATGGTTTTGCTGGAACTGCAGCAGGAACAAATGCAACTGCGAATTCAGGATCTGGCGGCGGAGGCAGTGGATCATCTGGACAATTTGGAGGTAATGGAGGAACAGGTATTGTTTTAATACAATATAAGTTTCAATAATTATGGCTACATTTTGTAAAATAGATTCAGAAGGTAAAGTAAAAGAAATTCACTCGGTTAGTGATTCTAATTGTTTAGATGAAAACAATAACGAATCAGAAGCTGTTGGAGTCGCTTACTTAACAAAAGTTTTTGGTCATACTGATTGGAAACAGTGTTCTTATAATACAGGTCTTAGAATAAAAAGTGATGGAACATTAGAAAGTTATCACAAAGATAACGGAACTCCGTTTAGAGGCACGTACCCAAGTAAAGGTTATTTTTATCACGAGGCAGGAGATTTTTTTTATTCACCTCAACCTTTTGATTCTTGGACTTTAAATACCACTCAAAAAGGATGGGTTGCTCCAGTTGCTTATCCTAGTGTAACAACTTATCCTAAAACACAATTTGATTCTGAACAAAACGCAAATGTTGAAGATCAAATACCTTATGTTATTACATGGGATGAAACTAATCAAAGATGGTTAGCTCAAGATAAAGAAGAACCTACAAGTAATTTCATTTGGAATACATCCACATCTAGCTGGGACGACGCTTAATTATAAGGTTTACCTAACATCCAAGCGACTAAAGACCATCTGGTTCCTTTAGTAACAGGTGTAACTCTATGAAAAACAAAAGAAGGAAAGAAAGTTATAGACCCTTGTAACTTAGATTCTTTAAAACTTACGTTTTTATTGTTTAAAGTATCTTGAAAATTAAACTCTAAATCTCCTCCTTCGTAAGTTGAAGGATCGGTTAAATTTAAAGTCATGGATATCTTTCTAAGTTTATTTCTAAAACCAACATTAATATGATTATTTTCATAAGGTTCATTTCTAGCGTCTCTATGCCAAGTATAAAATTGATTTTTTGTATATCGAGTAAGTTGCAGTGACTCAATAAAATCTACTTGAAAATTCCAACCAGCGTCTTTATTAGCAAACGCTGCATATTTATTAACCATGTCAAAAAGATATTGTTTGTTTAACCAAACAATTTTAGAATTTCTTGTGTTTTTTAACTCAGAGTTTTTATGTATTTTTGCTTTTTCAAAAGCATTATGTCCTTCATCTATTATCTTTTGACATTGATCAACAGAAATCGCAGATTTAAATATCCAACAATAGTTTTTTAAATTCATATTTTACTTCTCATTGACTTTCAGATACAATATAGTATCATTATTTAAGAAATATGAAAAGTATAATAATAGTTACAAACGAAGTTACTGGTTTAATATCTGCCTTAATTTTAAAACAAAAATTTTCTGATGCAGAAATTAAAGTAATTGCTTCTTCAAAAAATAATCCTTTAGGAAGTTTAACTGAAACTACAAATGATTTTCAAGATTTCGTAGGTTTTACAGGTATTAACTTTCAAGACTTACTTAAGTCTTGTGATTTTGCATTAAAGTGGGGTTCTAAATTTAAAGGTTGGTCGAAAGATGATTTTATATCAACATTCGTAACACATCCACATTCTAGAGAATTTGGTCAATATTTATTTATGTGGGGTGAATTTATAAAAAAAGATTTTTCAAATAAAGAACTATGGCATCCTAATATTACAGAAAGTCTAATTAATAAAACAAATCATCCGTTAATGCACCAATTGAATAAAGACAAACTTTATAAGCATTTAGAAAGTGTTTGTTTATTAAGAGAGATAGAAATTATTAAAGATAACATAACTAATGTTGAAGTTGAAAACAACTCTATTAAAAGTATAAAAGGTAACAAAACTTATACTGCAGATTTTTATATAGACACAACTGGATTAAATAGAAAACTAATAAAACACCTGTCTCCTGAATGGATATCTTGTAAAGATATTTTACCTAATAATACAGCAACGGTTGTTAATGAAAAAGTTGGAAAAGAATGTTTAATATATACAATAAATAAAAAATTAAAACATGGTTGGTCACAAACTATAAACGACTACAAGGATCAGACTACTGTATATTATTATGATAATAAAAAATCAGAAGCTAATAGAACAGGTAAAAAAATTACTTTTGAACAAGGTTATTACAAAGAAGCTTTTATAAATAATTGTTGTGCAATCGGAATGGCTAGTGGTTTTATTGAACCCGTACATGGTCACTCGCTTACACTAGGTATAAATCAGACGTATCTTCTTATGCATCACTTGCCCAATTCAAATAAGTTTATGCGTAAATTTTATAACTTAGGAAATATAAAAATATATGAAAATATTAGAGATCTAACTTATCTTACTTACATAAATAATGATAATTTTAATCCACCCGAAACTTTACATGATTATTTAGAGATCTGGAAATATAGACTGCCTATTCATGAAGATTTACCCAACAGGTTTTCTCTATATAAAGCTCTTCACTTTCTTGTAATCTTGCATGGGTTGGGCTTTTTGAAAAAACATAAAAAAGAATTATTAAAAGAATATAACTCTATGAATAATATGCTTCATAGTTTAGCCGAAAGCCAATGGTTAGATTATGAAAAAACTTTTAAATTTAGAGGTATGCCTCATAAAGAATATTTAAAATTTCATTACCACTCATGATGCCTAAATCTAGATATTGGTTTTTTAAAGATGTTTATAATTTGTCTCAAATTAAACAACTAAATAAACTTATTAATAAAGAGATAAAGAAAGGAAGACTTGAAGGGTCAGACAATCCAGCTAGACTTGCAAATAAAACTTCTAAAGTTCATATTATTGATTACGCTCCATTAAGACATGCTCTTATGCCTTTTGAAAAAAATGCTTTTTTTGCTAACGAGATAAATTTTAATTATACCTTACATCCAATATCAAATAAAAATGTAAATTATAATATTTATAATCCAGGAACTGAATACACATGGCATGTAGATAAAGATGTAGAAGCGCAATATGATATGAAACTTACTTGTCTGTTAAATCTTTCCGAAAAACCTTTTAAAGGAGGAGAGTTTTTAATATTTGAAGGAGTGGAGTATGTTGTAGAAGAATTAAATAAACCTGGTTCAATGATTGTTTTTCCAAGTTTTATGAATCATAAGGTTAATCCTGTTAAATCTGGACAAAGAAGAACACTAACTCTGTGGCTTAATGGACCTAAGTTTCAATAATTTTACACAGAAGATTTGTTCTGTGCAAACGGACATTACAAAAGAATTATTATATCAACTTGAAAACATGAAATTATATAAAGATAAATCACAATTAAATAATTACGATAAAATATCTTTGTTTGACCGTGTTGTTTACGATCAAGTATTTAATTTTTTAAACCAATATATAGTTTCAATTATAAATAAATACGGTTACGAAAAATTTAAACTAATAAACTGTTGGAATCAAAGTTATAGTGAAAATCACTATCATTCTTTGCACACCCATAATAATGATAAAAATAATTTTTCATGCATTTTGTATATTAAGTGCAAAGAAAAATCTTCTGCTACACGTTTTCATCCTCCAGGATATCCTTACATTATTTTTAATGAGTTTATTGATATCTATCCAAAAGTGGGTAAACTTGTTGTCTTTCCAGGCTACTTACCTCACGAAGTTTTACCTAACAAAAATGAAGAACGTTTAATTATGTCAGCAAATATAGAGGTACAATAGAATGAGCTATAAAGTAATACCTAATCTTTTACCTGAAATACAATTTAGAGCATTACAACATTTTACAATGAGCAGTAATTTTCCTTGGTACTTTATGCCAAAATTAAATGTTCATCAAACTGATGATAGAGACGATAATGAATTTTATTTAAATAAAGTAATATATAATGATGAGAATAATGTTAGAGATAATTATTCCTTTAACATGTTTCAGCCTCTTATAAACGCTCTAAAAATAAAAACTTTGTGTAGAATACATGCTAATTGTTATATTAAATCTAATGAATTAATTGAACATGCTCCTCATAGAGATCAAGTTTTTCCCTGTAAGGCTGCTGTCTTTTCTGTAAATACTTGCGATGGTTATACAAATCTTGTTGAAGAAGGAGTTAAAGTTCCATCTATTGAAAATCAAGTAGTTATTTTTGGTGGAGATAAATTACATAATTCTACAAGTGTTACTAATTCAAGTAGAAGAGTTAATATAAATTTAAATTGGTATGATAAATAAAATTATAATCGTAGGTGGAGGATCTGCAGGTTGGATGACAGCCGCAACCTTAATACATCAATTTCCAAAAAAGAAAATAGTATTAATAGAGTCACCAAATATTTCAACAGTTGGTGTAGGTGAAAGCACTATAGTTCAAATAAATAGATGGAAGACCATGCTAGGTATTAAAGATAAAGATTTTATGAAACATTGTGATGCTAGTTACAAACTAGGAATAAGATTTGAAGACTTTTATAAAAAAGGAGATGGTGGTTTTTTCTATCCTTTTGGTCAAGTTGATATTGAAGACAATAGATCTGGTTTAAATGATTGGTATTTTAAAAAATTACGTAAGCCAAAGACTCCTTTATCTGATTATGCAGAAAGCGTTTATCCTGTAATGTCTCTAATTAAACAAAACAAAATAACAGATAAAAATTTATTTTCTGGATTTAATTTAGAAAGAGACGCTGCCTATCATATGGATGCAACAAAATTTGGTTTATGGTTAAGAGATCACTATTGTATACCTAGAAAAGTTGTTCACATAAAAGAAGATATTAAAAGTATTGAACAAGATGAAGAGGGTATTAAAACTTTAAACAAAAAACATAAAGCAGATTTATTTATTGACTGCACAGGTTTCAAATCTTTATTAATAGAAGAAACATTAAAATCAGAGTTTATAGACTACTCCTCTTTGTTGCCTAATAATTCAGCTTGGGCCACTAAATTAAATTATAAAAATAAAAAGAAAGAATTAAACTCTTACACAAACTGTCAGGCGTTAGATAATGGTTGGATGTGGACTATACCTTTATGGTCAAGAATGGGTAAAGGCTATGTTTATTCCAATAAGTTTGTATCGGACGATGAAGCACTAAAAGAATTTAAAAAACATTTGCCAAAAGGATCACACAAATTTAATCACATAAAAATGAAAGTAGGTATACATAAAGAACTATGGAAGAAAAATGTTTGTGCAATAGGTTTATCTGCAGGATTTATAGAACCATTAGAGAGCAATGGTTTATATACTGTGCATGAATTTTTAGTTCAGTTATGTAGAACATTAGAACGAGGAGATGTTTCTCAATGGGATAAAGATTATTATTCATGGTCTTGTCGTTCGATCTTTGATGCCTTTGCAGAGTTTGTAGCTTTACATTATGCTTTGTCTCATAGAAAAGATACTAAATATTGGAAGAATAATTTTAATAAAAGATTTTATCCTGAACACGTTGAAGGACTATCGAACAAGTTTCCAACTAGTTTTCAAACTATATCTCATAATAAATTTCAAGACTTTCAATACAATCCTGTTAGTGGAATACACTCTATAGCTACAGGATTAAATTTCTTTCCTACAGATTCAGCGTCTTTAAAATATCATAATATGAAATCAGAATTAAAAGATTTTGACAATGAATGGGAGACGTGTATTAATAATCTAGAAGCAAAAAAAGAAAGATGGAATAAAATTATAAAAAAAGAACCGTCTCTTTATGAATATTTAAAGGAACACATTTATGCATCACTTTGATGAAAATTTAGAAGGTAAGTATTCTTTTTATTATTGGGGACCTTACTTATTTCAAACAGGAATATCTCCAAAAGTAGCTAAAACTTTATTGAGTAAAGGTAAAAAATTAACAGAAAAATTTAATAAAAGTTTAGCAGGTCAAATTGAAAATGAGTTTGTTTATTCTGATACTTCTTTTTTTATGTCTGAATTTAAAAGAGTTGTTGATTTATATTTGGAAGGATATAGACATTTTGCAAACTTACCTAATTATAAAGCTAAGCTTAGTTTTAAAAATATGTGGATTAATTATCAAAAGAAAAATGAATATAACCCACCACATATACATACAGGATGTTCACATTCTTTTGTGATATATTTAAAAATGCCTAAACAAATAAAAAAAGAATATTTTAATAATAAAACACAATCAGCAGGACCGGGATCTATAAATTTTTCTTATGGTGAACATAATGAGTGGTGTAATACTGATCATGGTTTTTTTCCTGAAGAAAATACAATGTTTGTATTTCCTTCTTTTTTAAAACATCATGTTGAATCTTTTAAAAGTGATGTAACTCGTATCACTGTTGCAGGTAATTTTTCATTAATAGTATGAAAAATTATTTTGTATTTTCTCATCCAATATCTAAGTATAATATAAACATAAATACTAAAGATGTTTTAGTTAAACTTAAAAAAATAAAATATCGTTCAGTAGAGCCTTTTCGAGGATCTTGGGGATCACTTGAAGAAGAAATGAATGTATTAGAGAGTTTACCTAAATTAAAATCATTAATTAATAAAACAATCAAAAATTATATAAAAGATGTTTTAAAATATAATGTTGATTTTTTTATATCTAGATCATGGGCACAAAAGATATCTGGTTATGGAGAGGGAGCAAAACATTATCATGCTAATTCTTGGTTAAGTGGAGTTTATTATCCAATAGGAAATAAAAATTTTTCAATATCCTTTTATAACCCTGTTAGACATCCATGGTATCATCCACCCTATGAATATAATGAGTATAACTCAAATACATGGACTATAACTTGTGAGGACAATATGCTTGTTTTATTTCCTAGCTATTTAGAACATATGGCAGATAAAAATAATTCTGCGGAAGATAGGTACTCTTTAGCTTTTAATTTAATACCAAAAGGTCCGTTTGGAGCATATGACAGCACGTTAAATATTGTTGATAAGGGCTAAAATCTGATATAATCTAGGTACCTATGGCATTACAAAAAGTACAATTTTTACCCGGCTTCAATAAACAGATTACAGACACTCAAGCAGAAGGTCAGTGGGTTGGTGGTGATAATGTTAGATTTAGATATGGCACACCAGAAAAAATAGGTGGTTGGCAGCAGTTAGGTAGCAATAAATTAACAGGCGCTGCAAGAGCTATGCACCACATCGTAAATAGAGGTGGTCAAAAGTTTTCAATTATAGGTACAAACAGAATTTTGTACGCTTATTCAGGTGGTGTGTTTTATGACATACATC